TTTCCCAGACCGTCTTCTCTTCGTCACGACGGATGACCATACCGGACATCTTCATCGGAGCCTTCTGTCCGCGCTCATCAAGCTGAGCACCGAAGTTCAACTGCGTGTTGAAAATCGAGGTCGGCGTGATGGCTCCGGGGGCTTCGAGGTTGCCCCAAGTACCAGCGCGTTTGAAGGCGTTGGGACGTGCGGAGTCGATGAAGTACATTCCGTCTTCGCACACGAACGGAGCGCCAGAGGCACCCAGAGCGCGGTCGAATACATCTGCCAGCACGAGTTCACGAGACAACGCCTCGGACTCGACCAGCTCGGCCTGCATGTCGCTGATGGTGCCGTAAAGCTCATCCTCGATCAACTCTTTCTCGATCTTGATCGCGCCACGGAACGTGTTCACGGTCAGATCCCACTGGAACCCAAGACCCGTCTCGTCATAAGGCAAAGCCTCAGAGTCACGGTTCTGCGATACCGTACCCAGACCATAGTGGCTCTGGAAGCGGTTCGTTGCTTTCTTCATCGGCTTCTTGCGGAAGTACGCCATCCCCTCGCGAGGACGCTGCATACTACGCTTCATCACATCGTCGAGGCCCGTAGCGATAACCGCTGCGAAGTTCTCGGGGATATGAATGCCGGGACGCGACGCGGAGGTCGCCAATGCTGATGCTGTAACTGTACCCATGACTATCTCCTAGTTTACGCCGCGAATCCTTCGATGACGCTCTGGTTGATGCTGAAGTACCCGATACCGAAGTTCTTGTCGGCATCGTAGTCCGTGTCAAACCACTTCGGGTTGCTCGGAATTGCCGCATAAATCAGAGAGCCGTCGTCGTTTGCAACGTCGATGCCCCAGATTCCTGCGGACTGATTCTTCAGGCGGTAACCTGTCCCAATGGTCAGGTCTTGAGGTTGCGCGTCGGCACCCGCAGCAGCATAAAGCTGCATAGCGATGACGGTGTCAGCCGCGAACTTCATGATGGTAACGTACTGCGACGTGGTGGCGGCAGTCGTAGCGTAATCGTCATTGACGATCATACCGTGAATGTCTCCAGCAGCCGTAGCGCCGATGTTTGCGTCGGTGATGTATCCAGACGAATTGATGCAAACCAAATCGCCCTTCTTGAAGGTCGTGGCTCCGTCGCCAAGATAGGTATTCTCAACCATCTTCGCAGCGCCGGGAATTACGACTTCCGCACCGAACATGCCGTCTGTGAACGTACTCATGTTTTATTTCTCCGTGTTTTCAGGTGGGGTCTTCTTACTCCGTCTCACTGTTGAACGCGCAGATTTCACCACCGATTCGACAGTCTCGCGAGCGTTGTCACCTTCCATCTTCTTGAAGGCTTCAAACGCTGTGCGCTCCTGACGAACGACGGGGTCTTCCATGTGATGCAGCGGACGGCCCTTATCATCCTTGACCAACTCCTGACCTTTCGTCTCCATCTCCCATTCCACCGAGGAACTATTGTCGGACAACAGTTCAGGCTTCTGGTAGCTGTGAACGAACTCAGGGTTCTCAGCGTCAAGCTGGTCGATAAGTTCCTTGCGGAGATCGCGACCTCGTATCATAGACACGACGCTTTGGGGCGCTGGTTTTCTCGTAGGTGCTTCTTTTGGCGTACTCATTTGGCTGGCTCCTCTACTGGTATATCGCCGTAGATGGCTGCGTACAGCGGACTCTTCCGCAAGTCTTCCGCAACTGCTCCGGCCTTCACTTTGCCACCGCCTCCCGGTACACCCTTGGGTGCAGCGGGGTCGGCTACAGGTTCAACTCTCGGCGCTACCCGCTCTGCTCTCTTTGCGATCTTCAGCAATGCTGCGTCAGGCAAGTCCTTCAGGTCGGGGTCTGCTTTCAGTTCAGCGATCTGCGCGGCATACTGATGGCGCTCAGGACTCTGCGCTTGCAGAGCGTCCCTGAATTCCTTCCGCATGTCTTGCAGCACCGCAGCGACATCACCAGTGAGTTGCTCGTTGGCCATCCTGCTTGCTGTAGCGACCAGCATGGGGTTCGACAGAACCTCATCCTCATCCAGCCCAGCATAAGGGTCTACGCGCTCCTCTACGGATGCGGCAGGGGTCTGTATCACGCTTAACTGCCCACGCAGCTCAGCGTTCTGTTCACCCTGCTCGGATATCTTGGCCTGTGCGTCGTGAAGTCTCTGTTCTATAGCCTCCATCTTCGTAGCCATGTCCTCGACAGTCGGAGTCCCCTCTACGGGGGCGTCTGTCTCGGGCGCTTCGGGTTCAGTTACGGGAATCCCATCTTCTGGGGCCGTAAGAGAAGTATCCTCAGACATTGTCTGCTCCTTCGTTACTCTTTTCACCATCTGGGTCAGAACTAGCGTCCTGTATTTCCCTTCTGATATCGTTTGACATGCGAGACAGCCATTCGAGGGCTTCTATCCACCCACGGTTACGCTCGTCTTCCTCTGTGCCCTTAATCACAAGGCGAGCCTTGCTGTGCATTCGCTCAGTGATGCGGGTAAGGACGGGCTCATACTCCGGCCCCTCCAGCAGTCTCACCTGTTCTAAAAGGTCGTGCTTGTCCATCATACTCCCTGTGGTACCTGCGCCCCGAGAGCGCCTGCGATAGCATTCCCACCGATCTCACCAGCACCCTGATTGCCGTTAGGAGCTGGAGCCGAACCTGTAGACTGTGGCCCCTGCCTGACAGCAAACTTGGTCTGCTCTATATGCTGATCGAGAAGCGCAACGCCGGGATATTCCGCTTCGAGCCCCCTGTAGCGCAGACGCTCACCCTCATGCTCAGCCAGATGAATCGTCATGTTCTCTTCTGGCTTCACAGAGGCAGGGAAGCCGCCTTGGATCATGCCAGCGTTCTCTCTATGCGCGGACTCTCGGGCATCATAGTCGAAGGGCTGCTTGATGATCTTGGAGGTCATGATCTTGTTCTTGTCGAACCACATCTTCATGAGTTCACCCGAATCCACCTTGGCAGAAAACTCAGGGTTCGACCCTATTAGTTGGAGGGAGTCGAAGAGACGCTGGTTCTGCACTACGTCATCCTCGAACTCGTCGATGATGTCGATTTGCACGTCGAATTCGCCATACATGCCATTGGGGTAAACTGGGTCGAACTGCTCCTGATCGCTGATCGCAACCACTTGGCCGGGATATGCGTACTTCTCCCAATAGGACTTCATCTTCTTAGCGTACACGTATAGAAGCTGAGATAGTTCATAGCGAATCGTGATCATGTGCGGCTGCATTGAGTTGCGGTAGGCATTGCCAGCCTCAAGGGCCGATGTGCGCCCACCGAATGCCTCACCGATAGCGTTACCCTCAGTGTTCAGAGCGCTCTTGGTGTCGCTCTGTATGTACTCAAGGAATGCGATGTTGGACTGACTGAGATCCTTGACATTGAACTCTGTGAGTGAGTCTGCCTTATCCATAACGAAGGTCTTGTTCGGGCCATACTGCCTATCGGTGCCTCTGACTTCACCCTCAACCTCCCTCATGGGAGGATGGTTGAGGTTGGAATTAGCGTCGATCATCTGATTTTTCAGGGTGCACTCGACCGAGTAGTTCGACCTGATGACCTGTGCTGGAGCGAGATGGTACAGAATATCTTCATCGTCTGGTAGAGCGTGCATCATGTAGACGGGGATCTCATCGTCAGGGTCTTCATTGCGATCAAAGCGGGTGATGATGCCGTCCTTGATGTTGTTGCCTACCACGGTGATCCAATATATCTCTGTGGGCAACTCATCGTTCCACGCCGTCCCCTCAATGGGGGCACGTAGGAAGATGTCGTAGACAAGGTACTGGTCGGTAGCGGTGGTCTGGGTGGCAATCGCTTGGTTCTCCATGCGAGCGTTCTTCATGTCCACATTGGTGGAACCATCCCACTTGTAGGAGGTGTCGATCTTCTCGACCTGTTCTATCTCCCAGTTCTCAGCGAGAGCCTCTTCGATCATCTGATGCTTCCGCATGAGCGACGGCAAGATCACACATTCCTGATCCTGAAGGTTGCCTATGAGAACGTCGGCCAAGACCCCGTCAATCGCGAGGATCTTCATGGATGGATAATTCTCAACGAGGACATCTTGGCTCTCGATGCGAGTACCAGTCATTGTGACGACGGGCTCTCCGTCAGGAGTCACTGGGGGCGATATTTCGTACTCGGGGTGCGGCATGTCGCGCTTCTGGATCTTGCGCTTCTGGTAGAACAAGACAGGGATGTTGCCGTACTTCTGAAGCTGGTGTGCGAAGTTGATCATCTTGATGTCGAAGCGATCCTGCTTCAGTGTCCACTTGGCGAGACTGTTCCACTGGTTCGCCTGCTCGTCAGCTTCCTCTGCCGACATAAAGACACCCTCATTGATGACGGGGGTGTACTTCCATGGGAGGTCTCTGGAAAGGGCAACTGAGGCCAACTGTGCAGCCAACTGCCTGTGCTGCTTGAAGAAGATCGTTGAGCCTGTCTGGGCGCGTTCGGCGTCTGTTCCCCACGCAGGGTTGACGCCTTTGACCATCTCTTCTTTGTTCAAGGTGCGGTTCTGGGCACACTTGACGAAGTAGTCAGCCATCTCCCATATCTCTTCCCATTCGACACGTTGAGTACGGAACTTCTCGTAGAAAGCATGGGCCGCTTCTAGGGCTTTTGTAGCGGTATCTTCAGCGTTGATAAGCTCAATAGCCATATTTACCTCTCATTGTTGAGAATAGGGTCTAACACACTATTCTCACTTTTGCAAGCCCTTATTTCGCCTCATGACAGATAAATGGTGCAAAGTCCATCAATGCGTGTTCCTTGATGGCCCAATCCTCATTTGCGATAACGTCAGTTCCGCAGATTTGATTCATGGTTCCGAGGCGAAACATATAGGTGTGCATCATAGGGAGGAGGCATGTGCCGCCAATGTCCTCTGAGCGAAGGAACTTGCAGTCAGGCCCGAATCCGATCAGTTCGTTCCATGCTGGCTCTGTGGCCGGACCCTCAGCGTAGTTGTCCGACAGGTGAAGGACGATGTTCCCCTCGTCATCGAGCACATGTGGGGTATGCGTCTTGCGGAAATACACCCAGTCCCTGAAAGCTATGATGCGTCTCTTGGTGACCAGATCAATAACCTGTGACGGAGTCCCTTGAGAATGCTGAGAAGTGCTTCTTTGCTTCGCGTTCGCGGTCATATCGTTCCTCTTCCTCTTCTGTTAGCTCTGTGACTGACACATAGTATCCCCATCGCCCTTCAATGTGGCGAGGAGGAATCTGACATAGGTACCTCAAGGCATCCATAAGATGATCATCCTTCTTCACAGGAGTCTCTTTGACGTTGGCCGTAGCTGCCGCCTTGGCCGACTTGAATTCCTGCATGGCGTACTCTTCGATCTCCCTCCTGAAGTTGATGCAATTCCTGAACACGAATATCTGGGGAGCCCCTTCGACGGTCTTGTTGAAGGGATGCTCTTTCTCTTGGTCTATCTGCATGAACTGCTTGACTACGGGGATGCTGTTCTCTGTGTTGGCACCAGAGGCATCTTGGACGTTTAGGCCAGCCCAGCGATACAGCTTTCCGGTCTCCAGTTGCGAGGAGTCCTTGGTGTTCTTGGATCGCTTATCGAGGACTGTCTTGTGGAAGCGTTCTTTGATGCACTTCTCAGAGAACCTCTCATAGAAGACGCCGTGACCCTGTTTGACTACCCCTTGTGGTTCAAGAACATTACCCGAAAGCTCCACGATCCTACGGACATTCTCGTAGACCGATAGACCGCCCTGATAGTATTCACGATAGATGACGACATTGCCTTCAGGCGATACAGCCGCCCAGATGCAGGCGGTTGGGTTGTTGATACCGTGGTCGATGGCTCGATATCGTGTCCATGAATCAGGGATAACAAAGGGGTCGATGAGGTGTCGCTTTTCGTCCCACTCGTCATAAACCAGTCCTCCAGTAGAATGCCATGCACCATAGAAGCGGGAGAGACCCTCTTTGAGCACCTTAACATTATTGTCCCGAGTAGGTTCCTCAATCCATTTCTCATGCGCCTTAGCCTTTTCTGTTTCAGGGTATACCCAGTCTGGCACGTCGTCAGGTGCAACCATGTAGGCACGGATTGTGTGACCCTTGCCGTGCTTCTGCTTGAGCATGGTGTGTATCCATGACCGCGCTCCAGTATCAGGTCGGCCCTCAACTTTATGAGGCGTGAGGCCAAACCCATGTCGCCCCTTTCGGGTTCGTAGTCGCTCATCAGCGCCGTCAAACTTCGGTTCCTCGCCTTGTTCATCCCAGTACCACCTATCTAGTGCTTGGCCCTCGAACGGACCCTGTTTCTGCTCATAGCAGAAGAAGTAAATCTCCGTGCCACACAACAGTTTGATGTATGGGTTCACGCGCCATGCGATCTCCTTGGCGTTCTTCTGGCGCGGATCGTAGTCACCAAGTTCATATCGAGGAATCCACTTGCGAAGCTCGGGCCAAAGCACCTTGGAAGCCACACCCCAGTCAGAGGTGGCAAACCCGATCTGAAGGGGTCGATAGAACTTACGCCGCTTCACACCATGAACCTTGAATATAGGCCACTCATGGGACGTGGGGATGGCGTCGAGGAGCTGGTCAATGATGGACGTTGCGGTCTTGCCTCTCCGGTTTCCGGCCACGATAGCTTTTATGGATGAAGTGTGATCATTCAGGAACTCCAGCGCCCCGCCGTCGTAGTCCATCCCAAGGTCAATATCGTCAGGGATGGATTTCCGCTCTGGATCAAGACACGAGGGCATGAAGAACTGCAAGGGGTTCTCTTCCTTCATCTCCCTGAGGGTCAGGATGTGGCTATGCTGTTCCTCGTGAGCGTCCAGCCAGCCACGGTCAAAGGAGATCATGGTGGCACCGAGGTCCAGCCTGAAGCGGTCAGGGTCATTGACCTGTGCCCTAAGCTCCTCGTTGCCGAGGTACTCGCTGTAGGGCATGGTCTTGTTGATCTCTTCAGTTATGAAGGTGAGGTTCATAGATACTTACTCAGATCGGCGTGGTAGGTTGGTATCCGCATGTCGCACAATACGCGCCGTCCCTGACTGATGGCGTCCTGACAAACTGAATAGTGATCAGTATAGCCCTTGTAAAGCCTGTGGTTGCCGCCATTGCGGTACACATCGGCAGGGACAATATAGACAGCACCAACACTGTCTAGGAACACAACGTCCTGTGTCTGCTTGCAATAAGGAGGAAAGGACTTGAACCACTTACCGTTCTCTACGAAGCCAGCTATGTCATGCCACATATCCCCATGCCCCTCGTGGTATACAGCAGGAGCAACAATGTCACTGTGCGAGACATCTGTAAGCATTGCAGGGAGATCGGCTGGATAATCACACACATCGGCGTCAAGCCACATGACATGACTATGCTCATCTCTGAGGTGCTTCTCAACCATCGCTTGCCGTATGGGGGCAAGATGGGCCATACGGACATCCACGCACTCAAGTGACCCGATGCCTGTAACGTCACGCTTTGGATCAAGCCCTACGTCACTGCCTCCAAACTCACGCACCACTTGAACGTTACTGTTCGCCGCCAGCATCCTTGCTTCGGCACACACGCTTCGATACATGAGGGCGCTGTGAAGTGTCGGTTTTGTCGGTATTAGTACCAGTATCATTTCCGTTAACCTCTTTCTTCCTTTTCAGCTACGTTAACCTTCATCACTTCCTCCAGATGATCGTGCAGTATTCCCTGTCGTCTTTGGGTCTGCATTCAATGAAGCGCCATACAGACCAACCACACTCAAGGCGATCATTTATGATCTCTTCGAGGCCCGCGTGGTCGATGTAGGAGTCCACAGAGAATTCGTTGATCTCCTGTGCTGTCATCAGTATCTCCTCGTCAGACCGGGACTCTAAACCGCCTGCATCAGCTTCAGTGTGCATGAGCATCCCTCCTCTCCGGCCTTCTCCATAAAGTCGTTGACGTCTGAATGATCCACGAAGACGTTGGTGAGACCCGCCCAATGACGCTGCATGAACGCTGCGCCTTCGGTCGTATAGCACTCCACCAGCGCCTTAGCTTGCTCGGGGATCGCCCACATCACTATGTCTCTCATCGCCTCCATGATCATCCCTCCTCCTTTACCGATACTACCCAGCATGGAAAGATGCACAGATAACACCGCGCTTCGTTCCGCCCTTAGCGTGTCCAAGAAATTCCACCTCTACTTCGGAGCTTTTGTCGGCCCAATCGTTGTAATGATAACGAGAAGTCCCGCTCTCTACCAACTCCCTGCCATCAGGGCGTATGGCTTTAGCGTCCTCAGTGCTGGGCGCAGCTACGACGGCATCGCTATATGTGTCGTAGCCATTGTGTGCCTCCTGAGAGATCCTGTATAGCTTCATGATTCGCTCCCTTCACCGTCTGGCACAGAAGGCAGCAACCCAGCGATACTCAGCAAGCAATACTCCCTCACCGCACCCAGCAACTCCGTGACCTCCTTGATCTGGTCCTCCGGCAGTGCCACCTCTTCGTCAACCTTCATGGCCCACATCACGCCGTCCACTGTGATCTGTATGTGCTTCATTTGACCTCCTTGTGCCCATGTATGAGTGGTGTGGCATCTGTCCTCGGTCTCAAGGTGAGCCCACCCTTCTTCACATGGTCTCTGGTGCCTTCGTCCATATCTAGAGTGATTTCTGGCTTGTACCACTCCTGCGACGGCTTAGGAATCCAGTCAGGGATCGGCCTCGATTGCGGGTACATAGATGAAGTGGCCGAGTCGCTGCACTTAGGACACCCTATCGTGAATGGCGTCACTCCTAGATCAACGTCTACTGTGGTGACCTGATGGCAACAGCTCTCGCAAGTGTAGACATTGATACGCCATGGCTTGTTACGCCAGCCATTCCTCCGGTCAGTGAGATTCTTCAGTGCTTTCCTGCTCATGACTATCCCCTTTGTTGAGCTGTCTTCCGCTTCTTCCTGATCTCCGTGCCTTCCGCGACCCGCTGTCTATACTCGCCGCCAAACATGTAGGCCGCGCAGTAACCCACCACGTCACTGAAACTATCCATGCTGAACACCCCGTCCTGACGATGCCTACGCACCGTACTCATGGGTAGCCCCGTGATGTCCACGATGTCCTCAATTGTGCCTGTTACTTGCTTGTGAAACATGGTGTCTCGATGTTTTGCTTAAAGACGCTCGACGACGTTCTATAAAATATCCACTGGTTCTCATTCGTCACTGGAGGTTTTATCACATGACGGATTAAGTGTCAACCCCCTGTTTCAAAAGAATTTCTCTTTGGGATGCATACCCCCACGTCCCCTCTTACCCCTCACGGGGGCAAGGGGTGCACCCCCACGATTATAGGTGCCGAGGGACACTGCCCCGCACAGAGCGGGCCGGAAGATGCCCCGGTAGCAAGGAGCTGGCCTATGGCCACCATGCGCTCTGGTGCCGCAAGGCGTCGAGCGCGCAAGCAGCACCAAGAGTGTGCTGACATCTGCGGAAGGATAGCAATAGCTACCCCCACCGCCGCCTACGCTAAGTCGAGGCACTGTAAGGCTGCGCACCACAATATGGTGCAACCCCACGTGCGCCAAATGGCCGATGGTACTACTCAAGAGGTGCAAGGGCACATGAGGATTACGTACGGATTTGACCCACTGGTAGCAACAGCCCAAGGTGCAATGAGCGATAAGCTCGCATCGACAAAGAGAGGCAAAGGTGTGCGCGCAAGGAGGACTGAGAGGCATCGTAATAACTACGAGCGGCTAACACATACCGCACCTGATGCGCAAGCAACAGGCTCAAGGACTAGGTCCAGGGTCACGCCGGAGTCAGACCAATGGCGTAACATAGTGAACAAGAGATAACTGATAGGCCACCCCGCGCCATGGGGGTGGTCTCTTTTGGCTCCTTGCTTAGAGTAATACAATGCTCTACAGCTTACAGGCTATACACTGCCTGCGCGCTGTGGAGTGCGGTCTTACACGACTACACAAGGGACGGCCTCGCGCCTATGGTTACACTTAGGCGATAGAAACCAGCAATGTCTGGGATATCTGAGGGTGCACTGGGGAGACTATAGCCCTGTGCTCGATGAAACGCGTACCGGCTCATAGGATGTCCTATGGGATAGCTAACCTGTCGTTTAGACGGGGATGCCCTTGCATGAAGAGTGCTATACTCTATCAGTGCGAGTGAGACCTATGAGCTTGAAGAAGATATCAATACAGTGGCACCCGCGCTGTGTCTTGCGAGACACTAGTAGCGGTCAATCCCTTCGGGGAGCAAACCTGTGACAGCTTGAGCCTGCAAGGGCTTGAGGCATGGAGCGGGTGCTGCTGTTCTTTCTATGCTCTCCTTGGTACATCTTTCAATGGTGGCCATACTGTTTGGCTACGCAAACCAAGGAGCATCACATGAGTGATCCAAGCAATACAAACCGCCACACCGCTGGTGATATCAGCGAGTTCTTCATGCGGCTGGCCGAGGCGATTCGCCAAGGCAAGTCTGACGTGCAGGTACTCAAGAAGTTCATCATCGCCTGCGTCATGCAGAAGGTGTTCGTGCCTGTCTTCCGTAACTCGGATGGGCAGTGCACTCTGGAGGATCGCAAGACCCTCATCGGCAAGAATGACAAGCCTGTCGAAGTGCCTTACAACACCAAGGAGACCAAACACGGTGGTTGGCATGAAGCTGCTGAAGTCTACTTCGCTACCCGCGAGGCATACGACAGCCTGAAACTTGAGTACGCTGATGCGATAGTCGAAGAGGCTGACGCTGAAGTGAACTCGATCATCAAGGTTGCCGCACGACTGGCCGCAGCTACACTGGGTCTTGAGAAGAGCAAGACACTGACTCCGACTAGCGTTAAGCTGGACTTGGACGTCACCGCAGTCGAGTTGGCTGCGAAGCTCGTAGGCTTCTATGTTTCGGACGGGGACTACAACCTGATCGTCGAGACCGCCGAGCTGATCATCGCTGAGGCCCACAAAGCCGTTGAGCCCGCTGAGGCGGCTCCGGCTACAGCGTAAGTACACTCGTGCAGATAATGGGGAAGCCTAGCTTCGGCTAGACTGCACAAAGACAAATAACATGGCTTCCCCCATCTTTCTACAGGAGAGCAATACTATGAAGACGCGCATCGCCGCAGCCTTCATCGCCAAGGACTCCAGAGGGTGGTTCGTGAACCATCGTGAACTCGTGAGCTTCCGAGGTGGCAAGAAGGCTTGCAAAAAGGAGTGCGGCAGGATCAACAAAGCCGCTGCACTTCGTAAGGATGATATCACCAGAGCCGTCGCTGAGCGTGGCCTCTGGCGTGAGATGAACAAGCAGCTTATACGCAATTTCAATGGCTTTAAGAGAGCTAGACCCAAAGCTGGCGGTCACCTCAATGTCAAGCGAGCGACCATCAGGACAGGCATTCTCAATGCTGATAACATGCGAGCTTTCCTCGACGCTCTGCCAGCGTAACAATTTACTGAGTATACATTGTGTATACTTTGTGTAGACTAAGGAGTAACCATGCTTCACCTATTCACCGTGCTTGTGCGTATCACAGGCGAGACTACTCCTGTGCTGAAGCAGGTAGTGAGCAAGACTGAATCCCAAGCGATCAATGCCATTGCTGATAGCATCCCAGAGTCTCTTGAGAACCCACAAGACTACTTCTTCGAGGCCGTCTACTCTATACCCATTTTCGAGGGGTTGGTCCTCTAACATGGGGCTGTCGTCTAGGCTAAGACGCTGTCAGGTGACCAAAGCAACCCTTCTCTCCCTTTTGATCATTTGGGAGAGATAAGGCGCTAAGGAATAGACTCGCAGAGACAATGGTTCAACACCATTCAGCCCTTCCACTTTCACCCTATGACGGATGCAACAAGACACACGACATAGTAGGCCACTATGTACGCCTCTTGCCGTCATGAGAGACCATTTCTCCCTGCTCAGGTAACCCATTGCTGCAAAGCGTCCTTGAGACGTTGCATCCTCTGCCTGACAAGGAGTCCCCTTAGGGGTTATGCGCCCCGGTAAGGCTGGCGTAGATGCGCCATACAACTTTAAGGCCGAATCACATCGCGAGCAGGAGGCAAGCCTGAGCGATGGCGGTCTGCGTCCCCAATAGACAGGTGGGTGACGATAAACAGCTACGGTAAGACCTGTTGTGGGCTTTTCGCGATGCGTGAGCCTTCTTCAATCGTAGCCTCAGACACTCAAGAGTATCTTCCACGCTGAGACGTGGTTGTGGTAGGGATAGAGTGGGTTATGCGAGACACCAGCCGCGCCATTTGCCCGTAGGGCAGTGTCCCTGCAAGCCTCTACCACTAGCTATTTTCTCCTGCGATACTATTCACCACCGAAAGGACACTATGAAGATCCACCACTATACCACTCCTCCACCGTCATTCACCCCGATAACGATCACCCTTGAATCCGAAGACGAACTCAGGTGTCTCCTGCGACGCCTGAATCTTGAGCGGTTCATCGTAAACACCACTGAGTGCGGTCAGCCACGCCTATGTGGATGCGAAAAGGGTGCCGACGACAAGATTGACGTCCCCATGCACAATGATCTTAGGGAATACTGCCATAAGCACGGCATCCTGTAACCACTCTCTGCGATACGCTGGCCGCTGAAATCTAACGACCAGCCTATGTCTGCTCCAGTTGTACTGGGAGGCCCAGCGTATCGCTTCTGCTTCCAGATCCGCGCAGTGCTTCAGGCACACACGTGAGCCGCCATGCTAGCAATGGTCTGCGTTGCGTTTAGGTCTGAGCGGTGGTTTCTTCAGGTTCCACCGGAGAAGAACAAAAACAAAACCTGTTCATCCTTTCACTAACCCCAACACAAGGAGTAGCTATGGCTAACCCCATTAGTCGTTTGATCTCGTGGATTAAGCGAGACAAGGACACCGCCGAATCGGCCAAGGTCATCATTGACCCCGCCAAGGCGATGAAGCTCACCAAAGCGCAGGAGTACGCCAAGCGCCACCCCCGCAAGTACGTCTTCACGCACCCTCTGCGTGGCCGTCTGTCCTTCCATGATATCCGCTGCCTGCACCTCGGGGGTATGGGCATTGCCTCCATTCGTCGCCACTATGGCATCCGTGCGGCGAAGTACGTTGCGAGTAAGGCATGAAGAATCTACCCCAAGACTCCCTCGCCTACAAGGTGTCAACAATGACCGCAGCCCTCAATGGGGCAGTTATTGAGAGCACGGGAAAGAACCCGACATCGGACAGCATGTA